TATTACTACAATCAGAAAAAACAACAGCTTATCCTAGATGGACCTGACTTTCAATCAGTTCCATCTTCTCAAAACTATCGATGGCGTTTTGGATCGTGTTTTCACTGTCCGTCAGGGACTTGATCTACTTCCCTCCTCTTCCACCCGCTCTAAGAGCCGGGTGAAGTCCGAGAAGCTTCTCAAGTCCAGACGTGATACTGAGCAGTCGTACTTATACCTACGTGACACAAAGAACTCTTTCGAGTCTGAACTTGTCAGTTGGAGTACGATACTCGACGATCCTGTTTTCTTTATTAGTGATGCGGCTGGTCCTTTTACCAACCCCATCAGTCACCATTATCAGAACATTCCTCCTTTTGTTCTGAGTGATGACCTGACGTCCCCCGTTCCGAACGTCAGAGCTCCGGTTCTCTGGACCTCCGGCCTCCCTCTCCCTCTTCCCCTTGAGGACCAGTTAGCCTATAGAGTTTCTTATCATCTATGGCACTCTCTTCATGGGATGCGAGCTATGCTCCTTGTCTTGATTGACTCGTCTGCCGGCTGTGCTCGGGACTCCGATTATATCGGAAACCTACCAGCCCAAGACTCCCTTTGGGCGCTCCATAAGATGCGCTCTTGGGAGGAGCATGACTTTGTCCAGAACTCTAAGTTCTGGAAGGATTGGCCTCTTGCGAGGTTCCTTCGTAATCCACCCCCCAAGGTCCCGGAGTCATGGAAGTTCTCGCCTGACGACCCCCTCTTCTCGGGTCGCACAGGTGATTATTTCCGCCGACTGGCGAACTTCTCTCCCTCCCGATCAGACTCTTCCAATGTCTATCGGGCTGTTTATGGGATCTCCCAGTCCAAGAGGGGCTTCGCCCAAGTTCCCCCCTCTTTCGTCGCGGGCTCTCTACTTAAGCACTCCCAACAGCTTTCGTTTCCCCCGCAAACCACCCTGGCCGTGGATGGGTTTAACCCCGTCCTAGCTAGACGTTTTATCCAAACAATCCTCAAGGGATTCGTCTTTCCGGACTCCTTCCTTGAGATGGTTCGGATGGAAGCCTCTACTTCGGCTTCCGTCTATACTGCCAGGGTTCTTGGGGGCACCCGGTCCTCTCTTCGAGAGGAGGCCTCCCGTCTCTTCTCGACTGGTGCCCCCTCGGCCCCCGACCCCCAAGAAACCATCTCTCTCTCCGCCGCGGCTCTCCCTCACCATGATGAGCCTAATCTCTTTATCGGCATGAGGGAGGTCGCCCCTGGTCAGGTTCTTGAGGATCGAGGTTCCCTCCCTCTCACCGAGACTCAATGGCGTGCCCTAGTCCGCCACTGGGAGACTGAGAACCCTACCTACGATCGTCTCCCCACCTTCATTCAAGATTCCTTGACTAGAAAGTGGGAGGATGTCGATCGTAGGTCTCAGTACTCCTTCTGGTCTCCTCCGAATCTTCGGAAACAGTCCTTCGCTCGTGTTGCCGCAGTCCTTGAGCCACTCAAGGTTCGAACGATCACAGCGATGGACCCTGTTAGGGCCCATGCCTCTCGTCCCCTCCAGAAGAGCCTCTGGAGCCACCTCCGGACCTTTGCCCCATTCGCTCTGATTGGGGAGTCCATCTCGGAGTCTCTTCTTCACGATTTCAACACTAGACATCGTAAGTTGGCCCTCCGCCTCGGTATTAGCCTCGATGGAGACTTTGTCTCCGGAGACTACTCCGCTGCTACTGATGGACTTGATATCCGTCTCTCCAAGCTCTTCCTCGAGTCTCTACTCGAGCTTCTCCCTGAGGAGGACCTCGTCCTCCTCCCCACCCTCCGTGCCGCTCTTCTCGAGCAGGTGATAGTCTACCCTAAAGGGGGTCCTCCACCTGTCTCACAGCATAACGGCCAACTGATGGGCTCTGTCCTCTCGTTCCCCTTTCTCTGTTTGGCTAATCTTTTTGCCTACATGGACTCCTTGGGTAACGATGATTTTGAACAGACTTATCGCCTCATGTCAGATCAGCGTCTTATGCGACGCCTCCCCGTCATGATTAATGGTGATGATATCCTGTTCAGGACAGATGACCTTCATTATCAGAGATGGACTCGTTCCATCACGAAGGTTGGCTTCCGCCCCTCAGTGGGAAAGAACTTCCGTCATAAGAGGTTCTTAACCGTCAATTCGGTTCCCATTGAGTTTGTCCCGGCTCCAAAGACCAGCTCCGAATTCTGGGCGGATATGAGCTGGGCCGACATGTTTGATCTCGAGATGGCGAACCCCGGTTATCCGAAGTCTCTTCCTGACTCCCTAACCGATAGCTTCGCCATCCTCGGCTTCCTCAATGTTGGCCTTCTAACCGGTCAATCTAAATTGACTGGCCGCGACTCCCTGAAGTCTCTACCTCTTTCTGGTTGGCACTTTCAGTCGGTTCTCACGGCTATCAATCCCCGTCAAGCCCACAACTGGTTTCTCCATTATCATATCAAGGAGATCAAACGTCAAACCCAGTTTGGTGGCACCACTCTTAACCTCTTCGCCCATCCCCTTAAGGGCGGACTTGGTTTTGTGGTTCCCCCTGGTGTCGAACCTCGCTTCTCTCCTGAACAGCGTCGTATCGCCCAGGCTCTGTTCCTGTCATCCTCTACTACCTACGAGGGACAGGAATCTCAATTCGATCTCCCTAGTCTCGTCTCCGTCCGGACACCGTCCGCGGGGACTACCCTTCTCGCCTCCCGTAGGAGACGAGTTGAGATCGAACTCTACCCAGTAAACACACCTCTGACAGAGGGTCGTGAGGTATTCCTCGATACCACTCAGGTTTCCCGGCTACCTCTCACAACCTCTTATTGTCTACTGGCCGGAGATGACGATGCTTCTCAAGTCGAGTGTCGTCTCTCCGGGAGACAGATCCGATCTCTCACCAAACGATTTGGGACTCATACTGTCGAGCTTCACCCCCTCGACGAGATGACTTCTTTCCCTTTCGTTTTGGTTCGAGTTGATCGGACAGTCGAAGGCCAGGCGATTTATTCGCCTGAGATCTTCCTCGAGGACGTCCCAACTTCGGATGTCTTCGAAGAGACCTTTCAGCCTATTGAGGCGGACTCTCAGTCCGCTTCGGTCGGGGGATCCATCCCTCCCCCTTCGACGCCTGTCCCGTCCCCTCCCCCCCAAGTCCTCCACGACGGATTCGGTCCTGAACCAAACTCTATCGCCGACTGGGATCTGGATCTTTATGAGCTCCGGGTCCCATCCTCGATTGCTGGTCATGATATCGAATCTGTCGTCCTTGAGGCCCCCGGTGATCCCACCTTCATCAACCGGGGTCAGTCTGGTCGGAAAAGACGTCGGATGGAGGGCTCTGTTCCCAATGCCTTCCGTCCTTCTTCTTACCAGTACTGATCGACCAGGGGGTCCAACGGTGCGTGTTCATTCACGTAGTCCAAAACGGTGGGATTCCTCCCTTAATTTAACCGTACGAACCAAATCGTCTAGAGACTGCACGGCACTCTTCGACCGTTGGATGAACAGTCCCCGTCCTATTCCGGGCCTCCCCCACTGAATACTATGCCTCCCCTCAAGGGAGCTAAGAAAGCCCTTAAGCGTGGCTTTAAAAACGCTAAAAAGGAACTTGGCCCTATCGTCAAGACTATCGCCAGAGAGGCCGTTAGAGCTGCGAAGGCCGAGGCCAAGTCTCAAGGACTTGGTCTCGTCCAGCGTGGTCTCAAGAACGTCTTCGGTTCTGGTGATTACCGAACGAATTCCCTCATTAAGGGTGGGATGAATTCCTCCCCTTCCTTCGGTCCTCCGACGTCTACCTTCCGTCGTCGAGAGTGTCTTGGTTCTATTACGACTTCCCCTACTGCCAGGGACTTCCAGATCCAGAAATTCCGGGTTAACCCCGGTCTGGCCTCTACATTCCCCTGGCTTTCCGGGATCGCTAATAACTACGAGTCCTACCGTCCACGCTCGATGATTTTCGAGTACATCCCCACCTCCGGGATGTCTGTCTCCTCTGGAGACACGTCGTTAGGCTCTGTTACGATGGCTGCCCAATACAATCCTTTTGCTTCTGACCCAACCTCCCTGGTCCAGATTCAGGGTTACAACAATGCCGTCGCGTTCGCTCCTTATGAGAACGCCGCGGCCGGGGTCGAGTGTCTCGCCAATAAACGTCAGGCCGATACTCTCCTGATTAGGAACGCGAACGTGGCCGGTGTCACTCTTAACACCGGCTACGATACTCTCTTTGACCTTTGTGAGTTCTTCATTGCCACCGACGGCTTTCAAGCCGCCAGTGTGGTTATCGGACAGCTCTGGGTCACCTATGAGATTATCCTCTCGAACCCCATTGTACCCATTTCCCTCCCTTTTAACACCGGCTTCCAGATATCTGCCTCCACTACGACAAATTCCGCCACGAACTTGTTCGCCTCTGCTTATTCTCTTAAGCAGTGGGGCTCAGATCAGAGCGTCGTCCCCGCCACTAACACGATCACTATCCCCAACTTCCCAGTTGGTCGATATTGGATCGAACTATTTGTGGTTTGGGGTGCCGCCATCACTAACCCCAATCCCCAGATCGGTCTTAACTCCGGTCCGTGGAATAGTGTTGAGAGTCTAGGTGCCCCACAGGCCTCCCTAGTCAACGTGACCAACTATTGGGGCGCTGTCGTCGCTGATGTTATTAAGAGTCAGGACTCTATGTCTATCGTACTCTCCCAGTTAGGCTCCCCTTCGAACATTGTTCGTTATGACATCATTGTCACTCGGGTACCTGATACTTTCCTCCCTCTTTAAGTATCGAATGACCTGGAACGTCATTAAACTTCCGGTGTTAGCCAGCACATTAATGGCCCCCTG